AGACAGGCGATCTGGATTGCTCCAATGCCATAGGTGGCACGATCAACCTAGAGTTTGGTGTAACGGGCATCATTAACAATGCGACCAGCCTGTGGTCTAGCTCTAGTGCATTGCCAAAGTCAAAAGACCTTGGTGTGTTTGCTAGGATCATCATGCCATTGAATGCGCCAGAAGAGAGGATCAACTGCAACACACTTTACGAGCTAGAGTTGAGCAAAAAACGTCTTGAGATAATGAAGCTAGAAACAGAATTAAACGCCCTTAGACGGCTACAGTTAGGGGGATAGTATGGCAGAGATAGAGTACGGTGGTGTCAAACTTGGTGGTAGTAAGCTGCTCCTTATAGTGCCATTGATCGGCACCATCGTAGGTGGGCTATGGGGTGGGTTTGAGGCGTATCAACGCTACCTGAGTATGGAAGCCAGGATTAATGAGTTCGTTACGCCAGACCTATCTGACTATGACAAGCGCATAGCCATCATGGAGAACAAGTTCGCTGTTATCGATAGGGGAATTTCCTTGGTTAAGGATGAGATCACCTTGATTAAAGAGAACACTGAGAAGCAGTACATTACGATAAAAGACTTAAAGCAGTCTGTACGTGACGATATTGACCGTCAGGAGAAGATCATCGATAAGGTAGAAGATGATATCTCAGGCATAGAGAGTGACGTCAGGGCTACTATAGACACCGCTGAGGGCAGGTTTGAAAGTAAGCGTGATCAACTACAGAAGGATTATGTGCAGAAGTCTGATACAATACGGGAAGATGTTGAACGCAAACTAACCGATCTTGAAACACGGTTAAACAAAAAACTGCAACGGGCCTTAGATAACCCGTTAGCAAATTGAGATGAATCACATGGAAGAGCAAATCGTTTTTAACTTCGCAGTTGCGTCAGGAATGGCAGTTGCGGGATGGTTCCTTAGATCCATGTGGGAAGCCATACGTGAGGTAGAGAAGGATTTGCCTAGGAATTACATTAGGCGCGAAGACCACAGGGACGATATGCTAGAAATCAAGAAGATGCTTGGCGCTATATTTGATAAACTGGATAATAAGGCTGACAAGTAATGTTCAAGCTAGGCAATAACAGTATCATAAACTTAACAGGCGTAGATGGTAGACTCGTTGAAATTGCAGACCTCGCAATCACCCTATCTAATATTGATTTCGGCATCCCTTCTACTGGCGGCTTGCGCACCACTGAAGATCAAGCCAAGTTGTTCACAGACGGAAAGTCTAAGGCAGACGGAGTCAATAATAAGTCGTACCATCAATCAGGCAAAGCCGTTGATCTGTACGCTTACGTTGACGGGAAAGCTTCGTGGGACAAACTCCATTTAGCCCTATGCGCAACAGCAATGCTTCAAGCAGCAGCTCAACTAGGCTACCCATTAAAGTGGGGCGGTAACTGGAAGAGCTGGCAAGATATGCCTCACTTTGAGTTAAAGGATTAGTATGGGTATTTTCTCATCAATAGTTGGCCCGATAGCTGATTTAGGCAAGACCTATCTTAGCGGCAAGAATGATATTGCTAAAGCCAAACAGGCAGCAGCTATCATAGGTGTTCAGGCCGAAGCTGATGTGAAGATTGCAGGTGTACGGGCAGCTAATAAGCTAGCAGATAATGGTCAGACCCAGGAATTTAACCTAGATCTGGTAGCTATGCAGCAAATGGATAAGTCATTCCTTGACGAGATTATGATTGCCTTATTGCTAGTTCCTATAGCGGCATCATTCCTTGGATACCAAACAGAGATAACAGCAGCATTTGAATCATTTGCTGCTATGCCTGAGTGGTACCAGTATTTAGTTATAGGAGTGTATGTTGTTAAGTTCGGTATGCGCGGACTGCTCACCAAACTGATGTCTGGCAAGCTGAGTGGCATCAAGCTAAAATAGAATCAAGCTCTGCATTAAGTAGGGCTATTCGCATTTCATTGTAGGTATTGTACGTTTGGTTCTTACTTACTTTGATAGCTGCTTCATAGTTAGCTATCTCTCCCTTGACGTAATCCAGTTTCTTCTGAATCAGTATCTTCTCTTTAAGTGTCATTTAATGCCTCTTTAATTAGTTGGTCTCGCCTAGTCTGGACAGCACTATAAAGGTTATTCGTCTGGATAGCACTACCGCATGAGTTAGCTGACCTGCCAAGGGTTACACCGCATACTTTATAGGTAACACCAATAGCTCTCAAGTTAACCAGTATGGATAGATCCTTCTTGGCCCAGAATACAGTTTCACGGGATACGGTCTTAACTACAGGGCCGCGCTTACCACTACCAAAGCTAAATGCAGTCTTGATCACCTTAGCTACAGCGGCGGTGGCCTTCTCTGGCTTAAGGTAATCGTAGTTCTCTGCTATCTTAGACTTAAATATGATGCTCATGCTTTCTTTCTCCAGTTTATTTGTGCTTGGTCAAACTCTGTTAATATTTCATCGTGTTCAGGATGTATGCAACTATCATCATCAGGCCATCCCCTTAGTTCCAAATCGTGCTCAAACTCTTCAATCTGTAGAGCAAAGTCACCTAGCCTTTCGGCAATAAAAGATAGGTTATTAACTGATATACAAGTCCATTTACCTACAAGGGAGTGAATCTCGATCATTTCACCATCTTTATAAAGGAAGGCACTAGCGCCGTCATCGCCGTCATCAAGGATCCAGCCATGGCGTACTGGTATCCAGTGCATTTCAAGGTCGTTCTTACTTTCGTATGATTTACTCATAACCAAAACTCCTTATTCGTATTTAATTGTGATGCTATCTGTTGGAGCAAGGGATATGTATTGCCCATTGATATTAAGGACGATTCGCTGACCCTTGGGTTTTGATTCAGGCCAGTCTTCTATAATGCAGTGACCGCTAATGCCCTGCTTAACGCGGTCTTTAGGTCGAGTGTCTTCACCAATTGGAGGCTTGGTAAATGCTGTATCCCATCCGTCACGGAATTTCTCTGTGGCTGGCTTAGTGATTAATGAGTCACCTGTGATGTCATTCTTAGTTGCCATTAGTATGACTCTCCTTCATTCGTTAGATGAGCTGCTATAACCTCAGAGTCAAAGTTAGACTTAAACGTATTCCATAGTACCTCTATGGCGTACTCTTTAGCTTCATCATTGCCGATCACCAGCATTGAAATGATAGTATCCTTGCACTCCTCATCGATATCCTCAAGAAGCTCATATATTTCAAATAGTTCATTGCATATATAAACACTGCTTGTGCTACGCAACTCGTAGAACAAATCATCCTGGGCTTCTAAGATATCCTGATCACTATAGTCTGGGTTAGACCTTTTCATATAACTCTCCAATTAATTTACTACACCTATATTATAGACAAATCAACAAGATTACAATACATACTTGTATAATTAGCTATACCGTACTGTTGACTAATTGATCCCATAGTATTAAAATACTTTGGCACTATAAGAAATCAGGAGCAGTATGTATGAGTATATATGAAGAACTAAGAAGGGTTCAACGAGAGCTAAAGGCACCTAAAGGTAAGGTGAGTAAGTTCGGTGGATTCAACTACAGGAGTGCCGAAGATATCCTATTAGCGGTCAAGCCATTACTGGGTGATCTGGTATTACTACTTAATGATGAGATCATATTTAGCGGCATATTGGAGGACGAGTTAGTAGGTAGTGGGGATAAGATGGTTAAGCTTCAGACCCAGCGCACTTACATTAAGGCTACTGCCACTCTAACGGATGGTAAGGATTCCATAGTTACCTCGGCGTATGCCCGTGAAGCGGCAGTGAAGAAGGGTCAAGATCCAGCGATGGGTTCTGGATCATGTAGTTCCTACGCACGTAAGTATTGTTTGAACGGCCTGTTCGCAATCGATGAATCTGAAATGGACATCGATAACGATTACCAAGTCGCAGCACATAATAAGGGTGCGAATATTGAAGTAGAAGTTGGCAACGATATGACGCTAGAGGGTTTAGCTGGTGTAGTATCTGAGCCACCTAAGAAGAAGCGTATTGATAAGGCGCTTATGCAGGAAGTAGTAATCGGACTTGTGGCTATGTGTGGCGCAAATGACGATGCAGGAATTAGTGAGATATTCGATGACCTTAGCCAAGAAGAAGAAGATCATGTTTGGAGATTCTTTAATGGCAAGCAGCAAAATCAAATCAGAGCAGCATCACAGAAAAAGGGGAAGTAAATGAGTGGATATGATAACAACAACCGTGGATCAGTTTGGAAGAACGAAGACCGTAAGTCTGAAACCCACCCGCAGTTTAAGGGTAGTGCTGAAGTGAACGGCGTTGAGTACTGGGTATCTGGATGGTTACGTAAGGCAGATGCTAATCCTAAAGCGCCTGCTATGTCGTTTAGCTTCACTGTTAAAGATCAGCAGACAGCTAAGTCTCAGCCAACAGTAGCTCCAGTTAATGATTTTGACGCAGATGGAGACATTCCGTTCTAGGGTAGACAAAAAAAGCCCACTTGTTTAAGGTGGGCTTATATCAACACATTACATGAGGGGAACCATGAAAACGATAGATACTGGGGTTAGCTTAATGGTAGCCCAAGCTAAAGGCAAGGTAAGTAATATCTCTTTAGCGAGAAGCTTTAAGGTGCATTCGCATCAGGTGCAAAGGTGGCGTAGTGGTAAGGATATGAAAGTGTCACTTGCTATTAAGCTGGCTGCATATTTTAATATTGAGGTTGCTGAGTTTCTTGCACTGGGTGAAGAAGATGGCGGACATTGAATATTTAATTACGCTGGATAATGTTATTGCTGAGATGAAAGAAGTCTGGGTAACGACTAACAAGGGATTGAAAAGCGGTGAGCCTGTTGTAGTTACTCTTGGACGTCCAAGGCAGTCTAGGCGTCAGCAGAAATGTCAGCATGCAATGATCGGTGATATACAGAAGCAGGCTAATAGGGTTGGCGGTGACACTACAGTTGCTCAATGGAAGGATCTGCTCGTATCTGAGTTCGCTAGAGAGAAGCAGTTAATGGGTGAGCCTCTAACTGAGGGAAATTCATTCTCACCGAGTCTATGCGGAACCTACATGGTCGCACATAGGCCAACTACCAATAGCTTCAATAAGAAGATAGGTAGTGAGTACATAGAGTACCTATTCGTTAAGGGCGCAGAGTTCGGGGTTGAGTTCACTGACGATACACTATCTGAGTACGAGAATACTAGGTAGGCTAATGGCTAACGCTAAGAAGAAGTGTAGGCACTGTAAAGAGTATTCCATAGCTGAGTCGGGCGTAAAAGTCCCTCTCGGCTTTTTCTGTTCTATGTCGTGTGTAATTGAACATGGTAAAAAGGGCGCTAGAGCAGCCTCAGACAAGCGCAAGAAAGAAACCCTGACCAAGTTAAAGACAGAGCTTAAAACAGCCTCACAGTGGCGCGTAGAAGCTCAAACAGCCTTTAACGCCTACGTAAGGTACCGTGATAGGGACTTACCTTGCATAAGTTGTGACGTTACGGGCACAAATGACAGTCTAGGCGGGTACTTTGACGCTGGGCACTACCGTTCAAGAGGCTCCTCTCGCCATCTAAGCTTTAATTTACACAACTGCGCGAAGCAGTGTTCACGATGTAACCGTTATTTGGGTGGTAATATTGTGGCGTATCGCCTCAAGCTTATAGAGCGTATTGGCATCGAGCGCACTGAAAGCCTGGAGCACAACAATGACATTGTAAGGCATGACATAAAATACCTTAGAAGGATCAAGCAGATATTCACCAGGAAACTTAAGCTCAAGAAGAAAATGCACAGTTAACGGACAGGTTCTATACATAAGTGTGGACATAGCATACAGAACTGTATAGAATACCCTAACACTAATAATATGGGTTGAGTTAGCCCACACCGACCAAGCGGCACTTGGTGCTAGGAGTAAGATTATGTTAACTATTAAAAATGTAAAGCACAGCGAATTTGCTTCTCACGAAACTAACTGTTTTGAAGCGACTATTTATTGGAATGGTAAAAAAGCTGGTTATGCTGAAAATTCAGGTCAAGGTGGCTGCACTGGAATTCATTGGTCAGATAGAGGTGTTGAGAAAGAAGCTGAAGCTTGGGCTAAAACTCAACCCGATATAGTGACTGACTATTGCTTACACGATTCTGATGAAATTTTTACTTATAAGTTTGAGCTAGAAGGTGCTGTTGATCAGCTTCTTGAAACTTACCTTTTTGAAAAAGACATGAAGTCAAAGCTTAGGGCAAAGATTCTTATTAAAGATGATACGTGCGGAAAAGGTGACTTTTACGCTTGGAGCATTAATAAGTACAAGCAATTTACAAAATATGATCTAATCAAAGAGATTCTTTCTTCTCAGAAATTTGAGAATCCTATTGTTATGAATAATCTTCCATTGAACGAAGCCCTAGCAATTTGGAGGGGTAAAGCATGAAGGATGCTTTTTGGGATGAAGGGGTTACCGTGATAGACAAGCCAATCAACAACCAAGACAAGTCAGCATGGTGTGAGTACGGAGATAAGACTGAGGTTGAGTTTGTATCGAAGATGCTGGCATCTAGTTGTTCTGTATTTATGAACCCTGCAAAGGCAGAGAATAAGTACACACATGACTTCTTTATCGTAATGCCATCTGACCTAAAGACCATTAGGACTAGGTTCAGGACTTCAGACAGGTATGGTATCAATAGTTACTCAGCAATAACGCTAAATAAGAAAGATGTTGACAGGTATGTAGCTAAATACCCGCATATCATCATCATATTTGACGTTAAGTACGATGATTTCGCTCGGTTATGCTATGCGCCAATAAGGGATATACAAAAGGCTATCTCTAGGGGTGCTGCTAAGTTGCATACGTACAATGAAAGGGTTAATGATAACTCTGGTAATGCCAAAGAATCGTATGTACTTGATTCTATGTGGTTTAAGGAGCTATAAAAAAGCCCCTTGACCGTAAAAGATCAAGAGGCTAGAATGGGTGTGTTGGTGACGGGGCGACAACCCCAATCGAGCCAGCGAAAGTCAGGAGAGAAAACCAGCGCCAACACAGGCGTAGTGTATCATCCGCTCTTATGCGGTGCAATCCCTTCTCATTTTCGCATGCTTGAACCAACATAATATGTGGGTTTATTTAGCGTTGCCACTCGAAAAAACAAAGCTCATGCCAACCACTGGCTTAAAACGTGGGATAGCAATCACGCACAGGAATGATGGGACTGATCAACGCAGCGCAATGCCGAGATACAAACCTATATAGCGGACACACACAGAAGGGGGCAGACCAGCCCATCACGGATGATAAATGGTTTAGGTAAATTGTGTGATTGGATCAAGCAAATAGCATATTGTTGGTAGGTATATCTAATAGGTGTCCCTAACCATCTTAATGAGAAGTATTGCCTGAAGAAAGTGGAGAATAATAATGATGATGGATCTTAGACCGCACCAAACGCAATCAATTGATATGCTTAGGAACTCGCTCAGTAAGGGGCTAAACAGGCCTTTATTGGCAGCACCAACAGGATTTGGTAAGACGGTAGTAGCCGCACAAATAGCAATGATGGCAGCAAAGAAGGGTAAACGAGTGATGTTTATCTGTGACCGCATTAAGTTAGTACAACAGACACTGGAGACATTCGATAGATTCGGTATCGATGTCGGCGTTATGCAGGGTAACCATGAGCGCACCAACTACAGCGCACCTGTACAGATAGCTTCTATACAGACCCTAGCACGTAAGCAGCACCTTCCTATATTCGACATCTGCATCATGGATGAAATCCACTCGCTACATAAAGCGCATAAGAAGCTAATGGAAGTGTATAACAACCTACCATTCATCGGCTTATCAGCTACGCCTTACTCTAAGGGGCTGGGCAAGTACTTCAATGACCTACTCGTGCCAATCACTACAGAGCAGCTAATAGACCAAGGCTACCTGTGTGAAGTGGATTACTACGGAGGTCGTAAAGCTAACCTAGATAGCGTTACTCGCAGGGCACTTCCTACGGGTGGCACTGACTATGACCCTAAGTCACTGTCTGATGCTACCGAGAAGGACGAAAAGCTGGTGGGTGACATCATCAAGAACTGGCTTAAGTGGGCTGAAGGCCGTCAAAGCATAGCGTTCGCACCTAGTATCAGGCACTCAAAGGAGTTAGTGAAGCAGTTCAATGAGGCTGGCATCACTGCAGAGCACATCGATGGGTACATGGACGAAGAAGAGCGTGAGGTTATATACAAGGCTCATGATAACGGTGAGTTTATGATACTGTCATGTAGTCGGCTATTAAACACAGGCTATGACGCACCAAGGGTGAGTTGCTGTATTGACTGCTTCCCAACCTTCAGTAAGATTGTGTACCAGCAGAGAATAGGCCGTGTGCTTAGAATATCAGAAGGTAAGGAAAAGGCTATAGTACTTGATCATGCAGGAAACTATGGACGCCACGGGCCAGCCGAATCGATTGTGCCAGACGTACTGGATGACGGTACTCAACGGTATAGCGAGAAGGATCTACTTAAGAACAAGAAGGAAACCAAGGCTAGACAGTGCCCACAGTGTACGCAGCAGATGTGTGGCGTTCGTTGTAAGTGTGGATACGAGGTGCCCATGAAGCAACGTGAGATGGAGTCTACTGACGAGATGTTGACTAAGTTGTCACCTGAGCAACGTAACCGTAAGCATACAAGTGAGGATAAAAGAACCTTCTATTCTGAGCTATTATTGTTTACAAGGAGTAAGGGATATAAGGATTCATGGGCGGCACATAAATACCGTGACAGGTACGGAGTTTGGCCTAATGCTATAAAGCCTATATGGGTACCAGGTATTTCAAATGACACTCATGATTACATAACAAGCAGTCAAATACGTTGGGCAAAGGGAAAAGGTAAGGTCGCATGAGCGTAGAAGCAATATTGATGATGCTAGAGGGAGTTAAGCCTAGCGGTAAGGGTAGATGGATGGCACTTTGCCCTGTACATGGCGATAGATCACCAAGCATGGGCATTAAGGAATGTGATGATGGCACGGTGCTAATGAATTGCTTTGCTTGCGGTGCTAATGGGGTGGAGATAGCTGAGGCAGCAGGAGTTAATGTTAGTGAGCTATTCCCACTAGACTCAGATAGGCCTGCTGGCCCTACTAATGAGCAAAGGGCTACAATTGAGCAAGATAAGGTTATCATTATGATCTACCAAGCTGATCAGCGCGGAGGGCGTGAGCAATCACTCGCAGATTACCGTAGGTATAAGTTAGCCAGAGCAAGGCATCAGGCCATGGTTCCGCAGGATTATCTGCACCCATATACTAAGTGAGGTACGTATGACTGAATTAGAAAGGTTAGCACTTAAGCGTAAAGAAGCATTCGATGAATACGATCAGATATACGCATACAACAGGGCCACTGGCTCGTTAGATCTTGCATCGATTATCACTGCATGCAACGCTGCTAATAACGCAGCACGTAGGTGGTCAGAAGAGCTAAGGCGGGTAGGAACAGCAACCTAATTACATATACTGTTGTACTTGTTGAAACAAATTGTTATGATCAGTTTCCGTAACTAAATGAGAGTACACAGTATGAGTGTTGTTAAACTAAAGCGCAGGCCAGAGGCAAAGCGTTCAGCAATCTACTTCCCTACCGATACCTACCTACGGGTAAAAGCCGTGGCAGACAAAAACGATTTATCGGTTAACGCTGTTCTGTTACAATTGGTAGAAATCGGGTTAGGAATGATCGATGATAATGAAAGTAATGACTGAAGAAGAAGCAAAGCGATTTAAGATAATTAAGGCGGCGGCTGAAAAGCTAAAGGGTCAGAAGGCCCAAAAGATCCGCAGTGCTATCGAGGAGAAGGAAGGCTATCCCACGGTTAAGTGAGTGGCTATCCCACGGTTATGGTTACAGTTGAATTTGATGTAGGTAAGCTAGAAAGACAGTTAGGTGCCCAAAAGAAACAGGCTGCTTTTGCTGTTATGCTCACTATAAACACGCTTATTGCTAATGTGCAGAAGCTTGCGGTAAAAGAAGTAGATAAGTTCGATGGCGGTGCAACCCCATTTACCAAGAAGGCTTTTAGGTTCAGAAGGGCAACAAAGCGCCGTATGGTTGGAGAAGTTTATATCCAAGCAAACAGACCTTACCTGAAGACCCTTATGCGTGGTGGAAAAGTAAAGCCCCGCAGTAGTAAAACTGGAGGCGCTGGTAAGTCTAGAACCTTAGTTATCCCTGCAGCAATGAAGACTAACAAATACGGTAACATTGCTAACAAGTACATCAGAAAGCGTATGACAGGGAAGAATCAAGATAGGTTCTTTATAGGCTCACCAGGCGGTCAGAAAGCAGGCGATAAGAATTACGGAATGTATGAGCGCATTGGTGACGGCAAGAAGTTAAAGATGCTTATATTCATGGGCCAGAGAAGCCGAACACAGAAGCGAATATTCAAGATTGATACTGTCGCTAAGAACTATATCGCTAGGTATGGTGCTGCAATCCTAAAGAACCGAGTCCGCAAGGCTTTAGCAACCGCTAAGTGAAAGGCTATCCCACGGTATAAGTTCAGCATAACTGCGGCTATCCCACGGCTATCCCACGGCTATCCCACGGCTATCCCACGGATACACTTTTGGGCCACTTTGGCGGCACGATTGATCACTTTTTAACCAGTATTACCCCCTTCTAATATACCAAATGCTCTAAGCGTCAGCTATATGGGCGTTTCGTCCAGGCATCGGCCTGAAATAACCTAAAATCCCTATAGTAAAATAAATACCCCAAAACTATGGCCCGTTTTTATATGTTGCTTTTTGTTTGTCTTGCGTGGTATTCGCGCACCCCCGTTTCATTTAGACTTGTTTAATAGTTTGTTTAATATTTTGTTGCACTAACTAGTAATAGGCGCTAATATCCACTTACTGAAGTAAACAAACAAAGAAGGCCTGAATTATGAGCAATAAAAACCGCACCATTATAAAACTACGCCGCGCCGATAGAATGCGCCGCGCTGCTAATCCTAATAGCTTAATTGTAGCTAAAGCAGTACTAGGCGTTTTGATCATTATTGCACTAGGCCTATTTGCTGTTAGTGCTGCAGTTAACTTCAATATGCATGAATCTAACTACAACGCCGAAAACGTATGCATAGCGCATTGGATATCGCAAGGCGTTGAACGTGCCGATATTATCCGCGTTTCTGGCACTTGTTCAGTATCTAAATAATCAAACCATAATTAATAATCACAAATAGGTGAAAATATGACGTTATTACAAAAGCAGGTCAAACCCACAAAACTAGCACCCGTTAAAGGTTTTGTTATCTATGAAGGGCCGAGCGCCTTAGATGGTGCCCCCGTGGTTGCCATCATTACTCTAAGCAGTAACAACGCTAAAACGGGCAATATGATTCAATCATGGATCATGCGAGCCGATATGCTACCAACTGAAGCCGCCAAGACGGGCCAAGATGATAGTATTTGTGGCAATTGCATTCATAGGCATTTTAACAAGGGGGCTTGTTACGTAAATATAGGGCATGCGCCACTAGCCATTTTTAAGGCATACAAGCGCGGCGCGTATCCTATCTATAATGACGCCATTCATTCCCGTTATATCGTGGGCCGTGCTTTACGAATGGGATCATACGGCGACCCTGCAGCGATTAAACATGGGGTTTGGTCTGAATTGTTAGCCCACACGGCGTCCCATACTGGCTACACTCATCAAATAAATCATATTGGCTTTGATCCTGCATTCTTGAGCACTTGCCAAGTAAGCGCCGATAGCCCAAAGCAGGCGTTAAAATATCAATCAATGGGGGCTATGACGTTCCGCGTTGCCATGGCGGGTGATTCGCTTATTAAGGGTGAAATTCAATGCAAAGCAGATACCCACGGCATTAGTTGCTTAGATTGCAAGCTATGCGATGGCGCAAGCCAAAACGTGGTTATAGAGGTGCACGGGTCGCGGTCAAAGCGATTCAATACGCGCTTAATTGAAACGGTTGGGGTGTAACATGAAAGTATTAATTGATAAAACATATCTTGAGCTACTGCAGCGCGACTCTGAGTTGTTAGAGTTAGTCGAAATAATGGACTTGTTAACGTCTGCAGACTGGGAACAATTGTGGGCGCGTCATGAATCGGAAACGGAACAAATGGAAGGGGAGGAATACTAGTGGCTAATCTAAGCATTAAAAGCGAGACACAAAACAGTGTAATAGATTGTTTTGGGCCATGGGATGGGGAGTGTGTTTGCAGGTGCCAGAATGCAGACGGGTCAATATTCTTAGCTTGGCATGATTCGCGCACCGATAAAACGTGGGCCGATGTTGTGGCAAGTGTAACGGCTGATTATTTCGGCGGGTTTAAAATATTCCAGCTATGGGAAATATCGGCCTATAGAGCACAAAAGCAGTATTTAGCAGGGGATCTATAATGCGCCGTATAGAGTTTAAACGGGTAAAGGTTGGTGCTGAGTTCAATAGCAGTGGCAATAAGTGGTTGAAGCGTTCAACACGCACGGCGGTTTTATTAGAGCCGATAGCATATGCGGGAACGTGGTTTTATTTCTCAATGAATCAAAGGGTGGTTGCACTATGAATATATTAGAATCTAATAATCACAAAGTGGTTTTATCTTTGTATGATTATACGGGGGTTGCTTGCATCCCATGGGCCGAACGTGGGTATCAGTGCTACTGTTACGACATACAACACGATGATAGCAAGATCACGCGCTTTGATAGTGGCGGCGCTATTTACTACATTAATGCGGACTTGCACGAACGTGAGCAAGTGCTATCGATAATGAATGCGTTTTATGCCTTAGATACGGTTTTTGCCATGGCGTTTCCCGTTTGCACTGACATGGCAGTCAGTGGCGCGTCACACTTCAAAAGCAAGGCGTTAAAAGATCCTGACTTCCAGACTAAAGCGGTTAAGTATGCTAAATGGTGCGCTGAAATATTCGAGGATCTGCGCGTACCTTATTACGTGGAAAATCCAGTGAGCGTGTTAGCCACTCAATGGCGGAAGCCAGATCACCGCTTCCACCCGTACCAGTATGGCGGATACATTCAGCAAGGCGATGCAATGCACCCGCTATACCCTGACTATATCGCGCCACGGGACGCATACAAGAAGCAAACTTGCCTATGGGTTGGCGGGGGTTTTGTTATGCCCCCTATGGTGCCAGTGGATCCCGAACAATACCACGGGAACGGGTACAATACCGCCACTATGAAGCTTGGCGGCACCTCGGCACGTACAAAGAATATAAGAAGCGCAACGCCGCGCGGGTTTGCTGAAGCGGCAATGCTACACAATGCAGTATAATATAGAGGGTTTGACTATGACTAAAACGATAGTTAGCGGCCCATTATCGGGTTTTGATACTAACCAAGCAGAGGCGCTAATTTGGGAAGCTTTACACGCGGCGCGTGAGTTGCTTATACCTGAAGGCATAGAGCACCACGATAGCCAGTGGGATGATATTTGCACGGCTATGGCGTGGATCAATGAAGCCTTAGAGGATCAATGCGATGTATAGCAACGATGATATCTATGGAAGCGCACTAGCTCAAGTGTGTAGCGCATTAGTAACAGTCGCGCTTTGTTTCGGTATCGCCTTGCTCATAGGCTAGCCACACCCACGACCACACCCACACCCGCCAAGCGCGGGTTTTTTTATGCCTGCAGTTTATGCGGGGGCAATGTATTAGCACTCATAGCCGCACCCACACGCCACGCAAACCACACGCCGCAACATATCGCCCACTTAATCCAGACTCAATAGGCCTTTAATTATCTAGGGGGCTAACACGCCTAACAATGCCTAGCATCTGTGAGGTTGGTTACACGATCAATTCCGCCAACTATACACCCGTAAGGGGGCAAGCAATACGCCACGCCTGCAGCTTGTGAGGGAGTCCAGGCGATGCATGAATTTATCTAATCATTGGCAAGATCTGTGCCAAGTGTTTATATGCAACATGCGTGATATTTAATGTTTGTCCTCCTGTAAGGCCGTGTAAGGGGCGATTGAATGATGCCTACACTTTGTATGGGGACGCTCAGAGCGGCTCAAGCGAGGGCACCCAGGGCCATCAGTGAGGCTGAAAAGTGATAGGTTCTTTGGGGCCGTCTAGCCGTGGGTAATTTCGCACCACAGTTTTCATTTAGTGACAGAATAACCAAAAACTAATTTATCGTAGTAACTATCAGATTATTATGTATAATTGTACTCAACTATTGTTGGAGTAAAGTAATGGCCTATCAAAAGACCACAGGATCAACAGGTGGCGTTAAAGTAGGATCAACCTATGACGAAGCAAGAACACGTAAAGTTAACGCTGAAGCTGAAGTGGCAGAACTGCACCTAGAAACCATACATGGTAGGTTAATGCCAACCGAAGACGTTATCAAGGAATGGGAAGGTGTACTAGTAGCACTCAAAGGTAAGCTACTAGCACTGCCATCAAAGATTGCACCCGTTCTCGCATCAGAGACCACTACTGCAGGATGTAAGTCAGTGTTGGAAGATGTGATTAACGAAGCACTAGAGGAATTATCGAGCTATGACCCCACAACAGATGTTGCTGAACACGCTGAAAGTGCTAAAGCCGCCGCCAAAATTAAGCGTAAGTCAGTGGGCCGATCAAGAAAGACGCCTTGACTCTCAAACCAGTGCCGAGCCTGGCAGGTGGTACACATCGAGAGCGGAATACCAGCGTGGCATAATGGATGCTTGCTCTGACCCGTCCATACCTGAAGTAGTAGTGATGGCGGCAGCTCAGTTAGGCAAGACCGAGGCTATCTTAAACATCATCGGCTTTCACATGGATCACGATCCAAGCCCTATACTTGTATTGCAGCCTACGCTGGATATGGCGCAGTCATTCTCTAAGGATCGTGTAGCCAACGGCCTAATCAAATCGACCCCTTGCTTAACGGCTAAGGTGAATGAGGCCCGTTCACGAGATTCTGGTAACACAACTCTGCACAAGCTATTCCCTGGTGGCTCTGTATCGATAGTGGGCGCTAACTCACCTTCAGGTTTGGCGAGTCGTCCGATACGATTAGTACTCTGCGATGAAGTGGATCGCTATCCCGCTAGTGCTGGCTCAGAGGGTGACCCTATCCAGCTAGCAAGGAAACGTGCGGCTACCTTTTGGAACCGTAAGATCGTGATGGTGTCTACGCCGACCAACAAAGGCAACAGCCGAATCGAGTTTGCATACGAACACTCTGATCAACGTAAGTATTACATACCGTGCAAGCACTGCGAACATCTGCAAGTAATGAAGTGGAAGAACGTAAAGTGGATTGACGATGATCCTGACACCGCTAAGTACGAATGTGAGGAATGCGCTGTCTTATGGACTGACGCTGACAGGGTATGGGGCATCCGTAACGGGGAATGGCATGCGACCAAGGAGCTAAAGGGTGTGGCTGGATTTGCCATATCTGCACTTAACTCACCGTGGACGCCATTACCTGATGGAGTTAGGGACTTCTTGCTGGTTAAGAAGAATCCTGAGCAATTGCGGGTATGGACTAACACGTATCTTGGCGAGACTTGGGAAGATCAGGGCGAGACAGTAGATGACTATCTGTTGTATGAGCGCCGTGAGGAGATGAAGTACATACCAGAGGAGGTAGTGTTCCTTACTTGTGGCGTTGACGTACAGGATAACCGACTTGAGCTATCAGTCATTGGCTGGGGCCGTGATGATGAGTCTTGGGTAATTTCCCATAAGACGTTGTATGGTGACCCTTCCACTCCTCAATTGTGGACTTCACTTGATTCGTTCCTGTTTGCTAGGCATGAGACTGCTTATGGCAAGGATATGAGTATTAGAGCAACATGCGTTGACTCAGGCGGTCACTTCACTAACTCGGTGTATTCTTACTGCAAGAAGAACTATGGTCGAAGGGTGTTCGCTATCAAGGGTGTTGGTGGTGAGGGCAGGGCGATAGCGGGTAAACCGTCTAAGAATAACACTGTACGGTGCCCACTATTCCCTATCGGCGTAAACACGGTTAAGGACTTGTTGTTTTCTCGTTTGCGTATAGCTGAGGAAGGCCCAGGTTTTGTCCACTTCAACGATACACTAGATAATGAGTACTTTAGGCAGCTCACTGCAGAGAAGATTGTCACCCGTTATCATCGAGGGTATCAGAAGAGAGTGTTTGAAAAGATACGTCCAAGGAACGAAGCTTTGGATTGCATGGTGTACGCACTCGCTGCATATGCTATTATGAATATAAATGTCAACACTATGGCTGATCGTCATGAAAAAGAAGCGGTTGAGTCTGATGTTGAGAAAGTACCTGAAGAGTATTCGGCCCCACGTAAACCGTTTGTGCCAAAGACCAAGGGTGGATTCCTTAATTCATGGCGGTGATAATATATGGCTAACGCATTCGATGTAGCAAATGCCCCCGAAGGCGAACCTAAAGATATTGTTGTCGGTGACTTCATTCAGTGGAAGCGCACTGACTTAGAGAGTGACTATCCCGCAGCTTTATATACTGCAACATACATTGCAAGATCCGCACTAGGCGGTGACAATGAGTTCAAGACAGTAATGACGGCATATGTGGCTGCAATTAGCAGTTCCGCTTCATCTGCTTACGCCAAGGGTGATTACCAGTGGCAGTTGGAGATTCTTCGCAACTCTGATAACGAGCGACTTGTTGTAGGCCGAGGCACATTTACTGTGCTTGCTGACCTAGACTCAGAAGAAGATCCCCGTACTCATGTAACTATCATGCTTGGTAAGATCGAATCCTTGCTATCTGGCAAGGCAGACTCTGATGTGGCTTCATATTCTATAGCTGGCAGGTCTTTAGTTAAACTTACGTTTACTGAGATGCTTCAAGCCAGAGATTACTACCGCAACGAGGCTGCTAGGGAAAAAGCAGTGTCTAACGCTAAACAAGGCCGCAAAGGTGGCGCAACTGTTAAGGTAAGATTCTAATGGGGATTCTAGACATATTCCGCAGTACAAAGACAGACGCTAAACCTAGACGAGTACGAAATTACTCAGGTGCGGCAACATCAAGGTTGTTTTCATCCAGTTTCGGTTCCTCAGAACGTAGTGCAGACAGTGAGCTGCAGTCAGCATTACCTAAGCTAAGGTCTCGCTCAAGGGACTTGGTTCGTAATAACGAGTATGCCAAGCGGTATATGAAGCTGCTACGTAACAACGTCATTGGTAAGAAGGGATTTAATACTCAGGTTAGGGCATTTGGAGGCGATACTAAGTTGGATCAGCCTGCTAACCAGCTAATCGAGTCTAAGTTTGCCCGATGGTGCAGGTTAGGTAACTGTACGGTAGATGGCAAGCTCTCATGGATAGATGTACAGAAGTTAGCTACTGAGACACTGGCCCGTGATGGTGAAGTGTTTATTATCAAGCATCGTGGTGCAAGCTTCCATGATTCGTTCGCTCTTGAGTTCGTAGAGTCTGATCAGGTTGATGTTACCTTTAATCGTAAGGCTCAAGGTGGCAACGAAATCCGTATGGGTATCGAGCTTAACCAGTTTAAGAAGCCTATAGCGTATTACTTCCTTCAAGCTCATCCTGGCGATTCCAATTTCTCGTCAATGACTGTCAAAGAGAAGTATGCTCGCGTTACTGCCGACAAGGTTATACATCTACTAGAGCCTACTCGCGTAGGTCAGACTCGCGGTGAACCGTGGCTGACTGCATCGATGGCGGCAATGAATCAGTTAGGCGCTTTACGTGAGGCAGCTATTGTAAATGCCCGTATTGGCGCATCAAAGATGGGTTTCTTCACCTCTTCTGGCGGTGATGGTTTCGTGCCAGATGATATGGCTGAAGATATTCCTATTATGGAAGTAGAACCAGGCACTATGCACCAACTACCTGTTGGCGTGGACTTTAAGTCGTTTGACCCGCAATACCCTAATAATGAGTTCGATGGCTTCCATAAGGCTGTCCTAAAGGGTGTAGCTGTAGGTTTAGGCCCAAGTTACCCATCATTATCTGGTGATCTAGAGGGAGTTAGCTACAGTTCTATCCGCCAAGGCGCGTTAGACGAGCGAGATTACTACGAGAACGTACAAGAGTTCTTGATTACCCACTTAATCCGACCTGTGTTTGAAGCTTGGCTTGGATCCTCTATGGAGATGGGCACTCTAGGAATTCCTGTTTCACGATTTGATCACTTTGCAGAAGCTGCTCAGTTCAGAGGTCGTGCTTGGAGCTGGGTTGATCCTCTTAAGGAGATGAACGCAGCAGTTACTGGACTGAAGAACGGTGTATTGTCGTTAGATGATGTCGCTAGTCAGTATGGTAAGGACGTTGAGGAGCTACTTGGGCAGATCAAGCGTGACAAGGCGTTAGCTGAACAGTTCGGTATTAAGTACGCAATGGAGCCATTTGGCGGTAATTTAGAGAAAGTGGCACCAGATATTACCGATGATGACTAAAAAATGGTAGAATCGGGTTAAATGCCTTTAGGAGCATGTTATGAGCGAAGAAATAGCTGAGGAAGTGGTCGAAGAGATCCGTTCCGAGGAAGTAATTGAAGAAGTTGTAGTTGAGGACACTGTAGAAGAGCGGTTCGATACTACGGCTGTACAGCATCGAGCAGGCATTGCTCAGGCTGATCATATTAATGAGGGTTCACGAACTGTTGAAATTGCTATTTCCAGTGAAGAGCCTGTATCACGTTACTTCGGTAATGAAATATTAGACCATACTGAGAAATCCATTGATTTGGAGTTCTTGGCATCAGGTCGCGCACCTTTGCTACTGGATCACGATCCTGAGAAGCAAATTGGCGTTATAGAATCTGTAAACTTGGATAGCTCGGCCCGAAGACTACGGGCGACAGTACGCTTTGGAAAAGGTGTACTTGCTAATGAAGCGTTTACTGATGTTGTAGATGGTATCAAGGCTAATATTAGCGTTGGCTACCGCATCAACGAATTAAAGATGGTTAGCAAAGGCGGTAAAGACGATGAGGCAACTTATCGCGCCGTATCTTGGCGACCTGTCGAAGCGAGTTTGGTATCGATCCCCGCCGATGTGACAGTTGGAGTCGGTCGATCTAGCGAACCTTCACCCATCCCTATTATAGAAACTTCATTTAAGGAAGACATTATGTCTGAGATTGATATTGAAGCGGTGAAGGCTGACGCCATGAAATCCGCACAACGTAACGCCGCTCAAATTGTTGAGCTAGGTGCCCGACACAACAAGAGTGACATGGCTCGTAAAGCTATCGCTGAAGGAACTACTATCGAAGAATTCCGTGGTGAATTACTAGAGAGTGTTGGTTCTACTCGCGGCTTAGAAGCTAAGGACATCGGCATGAAGAAGGAAGAAGTTAAACGCTTCTCTCTAGTTCGCGCTATCCACGCTCTTGCTAACCCAACTGATCGCCGTGCTCAAGAAGCTGCTGCATTTGAATTTGAATGTTCACGCGCTGCTGCTGAAAGCTATGGTCGCACTGCCCAAGGCATCATGCTTCCTGCTGAAGTAATGCGTAACTGGAAGAAGCGTGACTTGAACTCTGCTGACGAAGCATCTTTGTTCGCTGACGACTTCCGTGGAAGCGACTTCATTGACGTTCTACGTAACTCATCTTCTGTTATGCAAGCTGGTGCTCGCGTACTAGGTGGCTTGTCTGGTGACGTTAAGATTCCTAAGAAGGCTACAGCGGCTGCTGCTGCTTGGATCGCAACTGAAGGTGGCGCTGCTACTGAAAGCGAAATGACTGTAGGTCAGGTTAGTTTAACACCTAAGACTTTAGGTGCCTTCACTGACGTAACCCGCCAGCTATTGATCCAGTCAAGCATGGACGTTGAGAACTTGATCCGTGACGATCTAGCACAAGCTTTGGCACTTGCCATCGACTTAGCTGGTTTGGAAGGTTCTGGATCTAGCGGTCAGCCAACTGGTATCTTGAATACTACTGGTGTTAACACTGTTACTGCCTTCGCTGCTGCAAACCCTACGTTTGCTGAAGTAGTCGGACTAGAAACTGCCATTGCTAACGATAACGCCCTAATGGGTAACTTAGCATACATCTTACCATCTGCAATGAACGGTGCTCTTAAGACCACTGAGAAAGCATCTGGTACGGCTCAGTTTGTAGCTGGCGGTGGTGACATCAACGGTTATAAGTCAATCGTGTCTAACCAAGGTACTGCAGGTAACATGTACTTCGGTAACTTCAACGACTTGTTAGTTGGCCTATTCGGCGGACTTGACCTTACTGTTGATCCGTATACTCACAGCACCTCTGGTACGATCCGTATCGTTGCGTTGCAGTCAGTAGACATAGCAGTACGTCATGCTCAAAGCTTTGCTTTCGGTAACGATGGTTAATAGCCAAGATAGGGGGCCGTCAAACGCCCCCTTTTATTTTTGGAGTATGTTATGAAGTATGAAGTAATTAGCGGTTGTGTAATCGCAGGTAAGTCATATAAGACAGGTTCTATTACTGAGATTAGTATAGACACTGCAAAGATTCTAGTTTCTATGGGCCGTGTTATCGCTCATAAAGACGAACCAAAGACAAAGACGGAAAACAGATCAGTAGGTTTGGAAACATCTTCCGAAAAGCCTAAGACTCGTTCCCGCAAGAGCAAATAGTGGCAGTAGAGACAGCAGACGAGCGTCTACTACTCCTAAAGGACTTTGGCGTAACTGCCAACTGGTCTAGAGGTTCTGTGGTTGGTATATTTGACAGCTACTACTCTGATGATGATATTGGTGGTGGAACTGCCTTTGCAATGTCTCAGCCTAGATTTCTATGCCAAACCAGTGACATTGTTGGACTCTCCAATGGAGATGAACTAGAGGTTGGAAGTGTCGACTACTACGTTCGTGTAACTATGCCAGACGGTAATGGTATGACTGAATTGGCTCTGGAGCTGAAGTAATGGCACATTTGCGCAAGTTGATTAGAGATAATGTAGTCACTACTCTAACAGGGTTAGCTACCACAGGATCTAATGTGTTTCAGTCTAAGAGCTATCCTCTAACTGGAGATAAGTTGCCTAGTTTAGGCGTGTTTACTCAGGGCCAGGAATCAGACTATTCCACGGTAGGATCGCCACGTTCAGTACAGCACACATTGAATATGAGTGTGGAGATTTACGTTAAAGGTTCAACAGGGTATGATGACTCATTGGATGCGATATCTGAGCAGGTAGAGGCAGCTTTGTACACGGATTTAAGCCGTGGCACTTATGCACTGGATACTCAGATAACAGGGTTCGACTCAAGTTTTAGCGTTGAAGGTGAACAGCCCATCGCTGTAGGTACTTTATCAATAATGGTTAGGTACAGGTCTATTGAAGGCTCGCAAAGCCAGTAGTAGAGAATAGTTTAAATAAACGCGCACTAGCGCATTGGAGAAGTTAAATGGCTAGCCATACAGGTAATGACGGTTCAGTTTACGTTGGTGCGAATGCAGTCGCTGAGTTGATAGATTGGTCTGTTGACACAACTGCTAATACAGTTAATGACACAGTTATGGGTGACGCTTGGGAAACCAGCAAAGTTACTACAAAGGCTTGGTCAGGCTCAATCAATGTTCAGTGGGATCCTTCTGACACTAACGGTCAGGAAGGCTTGAAAGAAGGCGATGAGGTTACCTTAAATATGTACCCTCTTGGCAATACTTCAGGGCTTGCATATTTCTCTGGCGCTATTCAAGTTACTGGTGTTAACCGCACTGGCTCAAACCCTGAAATCATTAAGGCTTCAGTTAGCTTTACTGGTAACGGAGCTATGACCTACGGCACTGTAGCGTAATAATATGGGTAAGCTAATTGATGTGGCTGTTTCTCACTTTAGTAATTGTGTAATTCGCACACTAGAAGTGCCAGAGTGGGATGCTACGCTATATGCGAAGAACCTCACTCTGAACGATAAAGCCAAGTGGCTGGGTCGTGCGGACAACGATACTACTGATTATTTATGCTACTCCGTCATCTTCGGTGTTACCGATGCAGAAGGGGAAATGGTGTTTGATATTGCGGATAAGACTAGGCTTCGTAACAATGTGAATCCTGAACTTGTTTCACGTATAGCCAACTTCGTGTTAGCTGTACCCGATAAGGCTGAGGCCGACCGCGAAAAAAACTGATAGATGACCAAGGTACCCCGACTGAGTTATACTTAATGTACAATTTAGCCGAACACCTTGGTCAACCACTATCGACCATATTAGATATGACAGTTACTGAGTTTAATCACTGGTACTCATACCTAAGAATAAAGGGTGAACGGCAACAGGGGAAAACTTGATGGCGAACACCACAGAAACAGTTGTAGTCGTACGGGCAGTCAATGAAACTGACCGTGCCTTCAACGCAGTAAATCAAAACATGCGCAGGACTTCAAAGACTGCGAGTCACATGAACCAACAGTTCCGCTTTATGCGGGGCGGTCTGGGTCAAGTCGGACATCAAGTTCAGGATATAGCAGTACAGCTCCAAATGGGGCAAAACGCTATGCTTATCTTCGGACAGCAGGGATCTCAAATAGCATCACTTTTCGGCCCTCACGGAGCTATATTAGGTGCGTTCTTGGCTGTTGGTGCAGCTTTGGGTACAGCCTTTATGCCTGGAGTGTTTGGCGCAACTAAAGCCCTAGATAAACTCGCTGAAGCGCAAGATGCCGTAAATAAGATAATGGCTAACACAAGCATTGGCGAAGCTACTGCTGAGTATCAAGAGCTTCTTGACGTTAGTGCTGCACTTGCTGGCATGCAAATGGATGTCGCACTTAATAAGCTTGCCATAGGTATAGAATCTAATAAAGAAGCATTAATTAGTGCGTTAGGTGGCTCAGTAGGAGTTTCATCCGATTTACTTGCTATGCAAGAAAACATCGCTCAAGGTAATGACCAGTTTGCCAAACAGCAGCGTGAGTTCATGGCTGAAGTTAACAAGCAATCTGAGCTTGATCTAATTAGTCAGTTCGGTACTAGTGGCGTTGAGTTGAAGGAGGTTATTGAAGATCTATTCGGTGCAAAGACCTCAGACCAAGTAAAAGCAAGTATAGAACAATTAATGGGCATACAGGGCACCACTGAAGCCTTCTCTGACGCTAAGTTAGCTGCAGCAGAGTACGCTCTAGGTCTATTCAAGTTAAAGCGTGAAGAGGAGAAGCTAAACACGCCATTAGAAGTGGCAGGCTTTGAGAAGAAGAAGAAGAAGTCAGACAAGCTAGACAAGGACTCTCTTGAAGCTGTAGCCAATCAGATGGCTGCTGAAGAATCTATCGTCATGCAGGGTTATGAGACAGCCGTAAAGAATGCTAGAAAGGCCACTGTAACAGAAGCAGCAAGAGTTAAAGCAGCGCGTGATGCAAGAATCAATGAAATGGCAGCGGAAGAGGCTTTGGTTGGTGCTGGAATACAGACAGCTATAGACAATAGGGAAGCTGCTGCAGAAGAAACTCTAGCAGCCCGTAAAGCAGCTCTTGAAGATGAATACAGGTTAGAGCAAGAATATATTGAGTCTGGTGAGGCAGGCAGGATTGCAGCGGATCATAAGGCTGTACTAGCTGCTAGAGACCTTGCAGAAGAGCAGATTAGGATCAAGAAGGATGCTGCTGAGAAGCAGGCCCAGATTGAATTGCAGGCTATCAGTACGGCTGAATCTGCCATGGCTATGATGGGTAGCGCACTTAAAGATGGAACAGACGCTCAGAAGGCCGCATTTGCGATAGAGAAGGCTTTAGCGATCACTAGCATCATCATTAACACTCACGCAGCAGCATCTAAGGCGGCTGCAGTTGCTGCCATAGGTGGCCCACAGGCATGGTTTGCAACTGAAGCGGCTATTACCGCAATTGGTTATGCAAAGGCAGGTGTAGTTGCAGGCACCACTTTAGCCTCATTTGAAGGCGGCGGTTTCACTGG